CTACAGTTCTGTCTCCAGTGATTAATCTGTCTGAGATTTTATAGATATAAAACTGTTGATTAATGTAATCTTTTTCTTCCAATGATGGAGTATAGATTTTTATATTGATAAACTCTTCACCAATGAATGGCATTAAGTTTACGAAGTCAAATGAATCCTTAACTGTTACTAGTCCAGTCATGAATGGAGAGAATAGATCCTCAAACAATTCAACTGATAATAGTTGATTGGTTATATTTTGAGTCATTCCTTTAGACGTAACAATGCTTACATTCTCAATGCTTACATCACCAGCAAATCTTATCTTCCTGCTATCACTCATAGAGAATCAAAGTTTCTTAATATAGTATTAATCAATGATGGAGATACGATTTTAATTCTTCGTTTACTTTCATTCAAATCATCTTCATATTGATAATTGGAAACAGAAGTAGCTTCTGCATTATCTGCATCAACAATAAATCCCTTTAGATCTACATAGTGGTGGGTGTCGTATTCATTTCCAGCACCGTATTTTTGGGTAATATGTTGTTCTAAATTGTATGTAGACAATGGGAAGTCATTTAGGTAATCATATCTTTCATTTACAAGCATAATAATCCAATGGTAATTAGGATTCCCATAGATTTTTTCTGCAATTATTTCTGGAGTCTCACCATCTTTGACGTCATACTCATCGTATACGGTAATATTTGCCAGAATCTCTTTTTTGAATCTTAGATTCTTTGTAATGTCAGTTACAATATGCAGTTGATGCTTACCAGCAATTTCAAAGTCATAATATATCTTATCGAAATTTTTAAAATACATGATCAAAACCCTTCCATTATGCGTTCTTTGGACATCTGTACAAGTTCCTTGAATGATAATGTAATATTAATTTGTGTAGGTGCACCCTCAGCAAATGAGGTGAATTGAGATTGAGGAGCATAGTTAACTACTAACTCAGTCAATACACATGACGTATGTCTAGGTAAGTTAAAGTTCTCATCAACACCATTATAATGCACAATATCAAACTCAGAAGGATATAGATACAAGAAATTATTAGCATCTTTATATTCTGGATGCATATGTAATTTGAATAGGTATATGATATTCTGAACGTTTATTAATTCTTCTTTTGACTTAGGAAAGAATTGATAATCAAATGACCAAGTTCTAAAGTCTACGCCTCTAAATAATTGTTCTTTTTTAGGATTAACTGCTAATCCTGTTATAGCTGAGATAGCATCTTTACCTGGAACGGTATTTAGTGCAATTGCGGCACCCATTGATTTTAAATTTTCTTTTGTTTCATCACTAACATTTTGTTTATCATATCCTTCAACCATTGCTTTTCCAAGAGATTCTCCGCCTCTCATCGCCAGTTGAAACATATTAGTATTTGTTTCTTCCCAATTCATATTATATCTGGCGGTCAAATTATTTGGTGTATGTAAAGCAATTGCAGTTTGAAGTCGTTTCATTTGTTTAGTGAAACTTGCAGTCTGAGTACCAATGACCTCGGTACCAATAAATCCTATTGCACCGCCAGTACCAGCCCCCTTAAAATTACCAGTAAGACCTCCACCGGCAATTGCACCTTCTATTGCAGATGCAGAAGCCGCCACTCCTGCTGTAACCTTTTTACCAACTATTCTTTCTGATTCAGGTCGAGTATAATCGCCTACCGTCTTATTGGCATACATATCACTTTGATTTTTTAGAAGTTTAGAACTCTCATTAACATTAATATAGAATATAACGTAATTACTTCCATATTCATTACTAGGAGTATTCTTATATTTTTCAGATGTACTACTAGCTGCGGTACTCAATAGATCTGAAGGGTACATTAAATTCTCTACTCTATAATCATTGTTTTCATTAAATGATGTTCTAGTTTTACGGTACTTATTAACGTCACGTAGGCGCGCGCCAGTACTTGAATCGGCTTCTGTTCTGCCTTTCATAAATGATGGAGCGATGTTATCTTCAGCCATAATAGCCTTTATAAATAGAATTACAATTAGATTAGAGTTATAAGATATTTATAATAGATTATGAAGTACCATCAGGGAAAATTTAAACCAGTTAATCCAGAAAAGTATGCTGGGGATCCAACCAACATCATTTACAGATCGTCATGGGAACTTAAGTTCATGCGATGGTGCGACAATTCCCCCAATGTTTTAAAGTACTCATCTGAAGAGACTATTATTCCATATATCTGCGGTACTGATAATAGACCTCATCGGTACTTCGTTGACTTTAGGATCCAGATCAAATCAAAGGATGGTTCTATTAAGACTCATTTAGTAGAAGTTAAACCCGCTGGGCAGACGGTGCCACCCAAGTATCCAGGTAAACAAACTAGAAGATACATTACTGAATCAATGGCATTTATTAAGAATCAATCCAAATGGAAGTATGCAGAAGAGTACTGTAAAGATAGAGGATGGATATTTACTATTATAACGGAAAGAGAATTAGGGATATAAATATATCAATAACTATTACTTGACCGCCTCTGTATAGATATAATAACACTAAAAAGAATTAAAGTACAATTTATTTATGGCAAAACCAGAAACATTATTAGACGTCTTTCAACGAAATCAGTATAATCTGAAGACAGCGTCACGTAAGTCACAAGCCTGGTTTCAGCAGCAAGTATTATTGATTAGCAAGCAAGGCATTACTCCCAAGAAACTAATGAAGGGTGAAGATATATCCACCAACATTATTCCTGGTAATCTATATATGTTTTTCTATGATGCTAAACATAAAGACACGCTACCGTATTACGATAGATTCCCACTTGTATTCCCATATAAAAAGACTCCAGGCGGGTTCATTGGATTAAATCTACATTATCTACCATACCAAATGCGTGTTCAATTACTAGATAAGTTAACATATTTTAAAACTAATTCTAATATGGATGATACTACTAGATTAAAGTATTCATGGGCATTAATTGATGGTGTTTCAAAATACGCGGCGGCACAACCATGCATTAAACAGTATTTAGGTGAGCATGTTCGTTCTCCATTTAAAAAAATCAATGCACCAGACTGGGCAACTGCCATGATGCTTCCAGTAGAAACTTTTGTAGGTGCAAGTAAATATCAAGTATGGCAAGATTCCAAAAAGGTAATTAACGGATGAGTACTTTAAACGAATTTATCACCTCAGTGAAAACTCAGGGGATGATACACACGAACAGATTTAGAGTTATGTTTTCCTTGCCTAACACTCTTCGAGGAGCAAAAGATGCCTTTGGTGGAGATCTGCAAAAAGTATTGATGCATTGTGATAGCGTAACTCTTCCTGGCATGAGTATCTCTACACAACCAGCAAGAACATATGGTGAACTTAGAGAAATGCCATATGAAAGAACATTCGATAATATCAATATGACTTTCTATGTAGATAGAACTATGGATTCTAAATCATTATTTGATAAGTGGATTAATTCTATTCAAGATCCTACTACCCGCCAATTTAATTACTATAAAGAATATATTACTGACATTGAGGTATTTGTATTAGATCAGAATGACGAAGAGCAATATAGAGTTAAATTGTTTGAGTGTTATCCTAAATCCATAAGTTCCATTCAAATGGATTATAGTGCAAAAGATATAATGAAGATTCAGGTGTCAATGAATTATAGATATTGGACATCAGGATCTACCGTTCTTGGTGATAATGGTTTAATAGTGAATGGTAAAGAAGCTCTGGGATCACCGGGCTCACAACCAGGGTTTGGTCCTTTTGATGACCAACAAAACTTCCCAAATTTTGATGTTGAAAATTCTAGATTATATCCTAAATTCTAATAACAAGGACTAAAAATGGCAGTAAATCAAAAAGAGCAAATGCAAGATTTAAAAGTACAACAAGAAGATTGGATGGTCAAGAAATGGCGTCCTATGATGGGTTGGACATATATGGCAACATGTATTTTTGACTTCATTCTTGGACCAATCTTATTTAATTTATTACAATACTGGAATCCAGGCCAAGCAGTTGGTATGTGGACACCATTAACACTTCAAGGTGGTGGTATGTATCATATTGCTATGGGTGCAATTCTTGGTATTTCTGCTTGGTCTCGTGGCCAAGAAAAAATGACTGGTAGTAATTCTCCATTAGTTTCTCAAGCACCAGTTATGACTAATGCTCCACAACAAAGTTATCAACAACCGAGTTATCAACAAGAGCAATCTTATGCGGAACCTACCCCAAGATTTCAAGAAGATTACTCAGCACCTCAAGAATCGTCAGTAAATGTAACAATAAATAGCAGTGATATTAATGGAAGACCTAAACGGAAGAAACCTAATTTCTAATGAGCAAAATCGATAATAATTTGTCACAGGTTTTTGATATGGAACCTGTGAGACAGGGTGAAGTCATAATGAGTACTGGTGAAATAGTAATACCAGAAGCCAATAGTCAAACTGAAAAGATTGAGAATGATTATGATCGTACTCGAGCTAATCTATATGGACTACTTCAACAAGGACAGGATGCTCTAGGGCATGCTTTAGAGATTGCAAAATCTTCAGAGCATCCTAGGGCTTTTGAAGTTGTAGGTAATCTGATGAACCAGTTAGCTGACATTAATGAGCAA